CGCCCGACAGCCGCCGGGCGTACCCGATGGCTCGGGGGTCGTGGCGGGCCGCGTCGATCTCGGCCTGACGGCCGGCGTCCTTAGCGTGCCGGTCCGCGACCGAGACGGCTTCCTCCACGATCAGCTCTGGCACGTCGTCGTCTTCGTCCAGCGCGTCGAGGCGGGGTTTGACCCGCTCCCGCCACGCCGCATCGAGGGCGTCCGGCGGGTAGTTCCGGCGCGGAAACTCAACCGGGCCCCCATCGCCGAGGACCCGTTCCCGCTCCGCCCGGTACACCCGCTCCGCCAGCCGCCAGTGGTCCATCCGGCCCCGGTACACCGCCGGGTATGCCGCTTCCACCACCGCCCGCCACTCCGCGTCCCCCATCCGAGGGCGCAGCAGACGCACGATCGGCAGCAGGGCTTCCCGCAGCGCGAGGGTCAGCAGCGCGCGTTGGCGGCGACGCTCCCCCGCCCTCACGCCACCTCACCCGGCTCTTCGGGTTCCGCGGCGAGTGCGCGCTGCTGCTCCAGGTACCGCACCGCCGGGTCCGCAGCATCCAGGGACCGCAGGTGCGCCCGGTACTCCGGGCTGAACCCCATCTGCTCCCACGCGGCTTCCTTCGGGATGATCCCGGACTGGTGCAACTTCACCACCGCGTCCGCCTTCGCCGCATACGTCGGGGTCGCCGGGTCCCGCCACACCGTCTCCAGCCGGCGGGCCGCCGCGTCATCATCGCCGACGAACCGCAAAGCGAGCCGCATGACCCGCTCCCACGATTCGCCGAACGAGCGGGCTTTGCGCTCCGCGCGTTTCACGAGCCGCGCCTCCGCCGACCGGATCGCGTCCGCCGACGCGGGGTTGTCGGAGGAGTGGCCGAGGTAGTGCGGCGGAAGGCCGGTCTCCGACGCGACGAGCTTGGCGTAGGCGTCCAACACCTGCGTGAAGTTGGACAGGTCCGCGCCCGCGAGCTGCCCCATCTTCGCGTCCGAGTTCCCCAGCGCGAGGAACCGTCCGATGTAGGCCGCCCATTTCGACACCGGCTTACCGGACTGGTCCACGAAGTCCGCTTCGGTCGCACCCAGCACGTACCGCTGCGGGACCGCCAACATCTCCTGCGCCGCCTGCAAACCGGTGAGCACCCGGCACGCCGCGTCCGTGATCTGCGAAACCCGCCAGATCTCCGACACCCCGTTGCGTTTCGCCAACCTGGCGCGGTTCACCAAAGGAACCACCGCGACCTCGGGGACCGCGAACCGGTTCGGGGACTCAGCGGTCCACTTCCCGTTGCTGCGCCGGTAGGTCACGTTCTGGCCGGGGAGGTACAGCACCACCCCGGATGCTTCTCCGGTGTGCGGGTCGCGCTCGAACACCCGGGCCGCCGCCGCGAGCTTCCGCGTCGCCGGGTCGTGCTCAACCGCCATCGACCGGGCCGACTCCACCGCGATCACCGGAGGGTCATCCGAGGACTCCCCTGCCGACACGGTGACGTAGGACCGGCCGAAGATCAGCGCGTCCAGGTGCCCAAGCGAGGATTCCTCGTCAAGGTCGTTGGCCTGCCACCAGTCCCACAACCGTTCGTCGGTCGTGGTGTCCCCGCCGAGCTGGAACGCCTCGACATCTAGGCGCTCCTCGATGCTGTCGACCGACAGCGCCGGCCACCCCACCACCGTGCGGAGCTGGTCCATCTCCGGCGGCAGAGACAACCCGATCGCCTCGGGGCGCTCCCTGGCTTCGTAGTACCGCTCCAGCTTCCGCAGCCGGGGAAGGGACGCGTCGAGCTTGTCGAGAAGCCGTTCCAGGGTGGCGATCTCATCACTCACGTGAACACCACCACCCTCCGGTTCACTGGCCGGTTCTTGCCCGATGCCTCGACCTCGTGAGCCGCCATATCCGCGAGCAGCATGCCCGCCCACCCGTCGACCTTGTTCCGGGACCCGCGCCGGTCCTTACCGAAACTGACGCCGTACCGGTTCGGCCGTCGCCTGGCGTTCAGCACATGACGGCGCAACCGCACATCCCCCGTGTGCCGCACCCGACCATCCGCCACCGCAGCGACCAGCCGCTCATTCGCCAACGTCGACTGCTGGAGACGGCCGCGCATATCCCACGCGATCGGCTCCCGGGACGACGCCTTCACCAACAGCCGCTCCCGGTAGTCCCGGGCCCAGGCGTCAATGTAGGACTCCCAATGCTCCACGTCCGCAAAGAACGCCAGCACCTCGAACCGGGCGAACGCCGCGTGCACCGCGTCGTCCACCTGGTCCCGGGGAACCTCCCACCCCTGACCGTCCGGGCCCTCCGGCCGCTCCCAGATCCCGAGCGGCTGAAACAACCGATCGGACAGACGGCACGCAACCAGAACGGTCGCGTCCTCCCGGATCGAACCGTCGAACCCCAACACGACCCGGTCCCCGTCCTCCAACCGGTCCCCAGCCGCAAGCGCATCCCAGTCCTGCGGGGAGACCAGCGCGTCATCCGCCGTCACCACCTGGTTCAGGTAGAAACGGCGCGCGTCCGCCGGGTGCGTGCCCAGGTCGTACACCTCGGCGACGATCCGGTCCACGTCCACCCACGGGGCATCCGCGTACAGCTCTACCAGGCCAGCGCGCAGCTCCTCCGGGTCCCCGAGGTTCTTCACCTGCGCCTGCGGGTGGTACCGCATCAACCCCACGTCCACGGCCTCGCCGAGCGCGATCTTCTCTGCATACGCCGCGGTCGCCTCAGCCACTGAATCCTCGCCCGGCGTCCACGCGTTCGTCGTCTCCAGGGAGCGGCCGCCCATCTTGCCCAGGTTGCGGCGCAGCGTCGCCGCCATGCGCAACCCGCCGTTCGCAGCCGTCCACAAATGGGGCTCGTCCAAGATCGCGTCAGTGAGCCGCTGCCCCTCACGGCTAGGGGCGCTCGCAGTGACCGGCTCCAGCTTCCCGTTCGACGTCCGCACCCGCGTCAACCCCGGGTCCAGCCCCGGAATCAAGTCCGCCGCGGCACCCTCCTGGAGCATCGCCAGCACCAGCGACATCGTGTTATCCGTCTGGTCCTGGGACACAGCGGCGAGCTGAATATGCGGGGACGGGTGCGGCCGGCCGACCGCTTCACCATCAGCATCGAACCCGTCAAACACCACATCCGCGGCGAGCGCACAGCACGACAGGGCGGCCGCGAGCGGGGACTTCCCCGATCCCTTCGGCAGCACGATCTGGCCCCGCCGGAACAACCACCGGCCCCGGGCGTCGACCGCGTACCACCACGCCACGAGACGCGCCTGCGTCGCCGTCCACTGCCACGGCTCCCCGGCCCGCTCACCATCCGGTTGAGCAAGCAGCTCCTCGGCCCACGCCAGCACACCCCACCCGAGCGTCGCCACACCATAGTCAGACGGCATCCCCTCCGGGAGCCCATCCGGCGACACCGGGATGCGCTGACCGTCCACCGTCAGACACGCCGCACTCATCCGGCCGCCTTCGGCTTCGCCCACCGCGCCCGAGCAGCCGCGCGGGCCTGCTCCGAGATCCGCGCCGTCTTCTGCTGAGCGCCGGCCGGAGAATCCGGGAGCTTCAGCGACTTCAACAGGGCCGCGAGCACGGACCGGTGCTGCCGCAGCTCGGAAACGAGCGGGGAAGCAACAAGCTGTCCCTGGGACCCCTGCACCATCAGCGGCGCGTCCGCAAGCTCGTCTTCGAGGCGCTGCACGATGTCGGCTTCACGGCACGCGTCCGCGAGCATCCGCGCTTCGTCCGGGCGCAGCTCGTAGGCCGGGACGATCGAGTCCCACAGGGCTTGCCCGGCTTCCGCCAGACCCGCCGGGGGGTTCAGGGCGCTCATGCCGCCACCCCCTCCAGCACCGTCGAGGAGTGGAACCGCTCATCGCCCCGCACCGAGTTGCACCACCGGTGCGCAAGCCGCAGATTCTCCGGGGAGTGGTCCGGAACCTCCGACCACGACCGACACACGATGTGGTCCAACGTCGGAGCCCAGTCGTCCAGGTAGTGCACCTTCGGGTTAACCGGGGTAAAGCAGAGCTGGCACGTCCACTCGTCCCGCTCATAGATCGCCAACCGGCCCTCAGCCGAGATGTAGTCGCTGTACTCCGCCCGGCGGCGTCGGTCCCGCGCCTCCCGGCACACCGCAGAACACGTCCGGGCGCCCGGCAGCTGAACCGCAAACCCGCCCCCGCACTCCGAGCACCAGCCCGCCACCCACGCGGCACGCCCCCGCGAACCCCGCGCCGCACGAGCAAGCCGGCGGGCCGCCGTGGCGCGCCGCTTCTCCACCGGTGTCTTCTTCCGGGTTCGGCCGTCGCCGTGCTGGTGGGCGTTCTGGCAGGTGAACGAGCAGAACCGGGCGGTCTTGCTCCGGGTGTTCCACGTCTTCCCGCACTGGATACAGGCGCGGGGGACTCGCCGGTGGTACCCGCCGGGGGTGTTCTTGTAGCGCTCGCGCATGTACCGGTTGGTGTGCTGGCGCTTGCATTCAGGGGCCCCGCACTGGACCCGGCGAGAGCTGGACATGGGGGTGCCGCAGTAAGGGCAGGGCATCGGGGCAACTCCTGGGGAAAGCGAAGACCCCCGAGCCAGGAACCCGGGGGTCTTCTTCCCGCGTGGATCAGACGCGGGCGCCTCGACCGCCCCGCAGGCGGTCACGTTCAGTTATCGAAAACACGGGCAAACCGCACGCATGGCCAGGCGCTGT